AGATTAAGGAGCTGTATGGCGAAAACACTGGTGATACTAATATTACTGTTCGATGGAACATTGATACAAGAACGACTAGACTTCACTCGACCAATGGAAGTGCACGAGTGTCTGATGTTTGCAGACGATCACAGGGAAACAATATCAACATATGTTGAAACAAAAGGATGGGTGTTAAATGATGGTAGAGGTACTATTCAAGGTTTTATTTGCGAATGATAAAAGTAAAAAAAAATTTTTTAGATAATAAAGATTTTTTAAATTTAAAAAAAATTATAATGAGTGCGGGTAGTATGCCTTTTTATTTTCAAGATACAGTTGCTCATGACACAGAAAAATATAACAAAAATAATTTTTATTTTACACACAATGCTTATTATAATCAAAAACCAAACAGTGATTTTTTTGATTTGTTTAAACCTTTACTAATTAAATTAAACGTGAAATCTTTAATCAGACTTAAAATAAATTTATATCCAAAAACTGATAAACTATATCACCACCCACCACATATTGATTACAAATTTAAACATAAAGGATGTATATATTCATTAAACAGTTGTGATGGTGGGACTAAAATAGGTAATAAATTATACGAATCAATAGAAAATCAAGCTTTATTGTTTGATCCTAGCGCACCACACAATAGCACAACCTGCACAAATACACATGCAAGATTTAATATTAACATTAATTATTTCTAACAGTTTAGTTCTATTAATTTTTTTATTGATAGTAGCGCTTTTAATTATGTGGAATAATGAAACACCTACCCCGTTAACTAACAAAGGGAAAAAAACAGAGTAGGTAAATGGTGAGAAGATATCTCGCCTTACCATTATTCTGCCACATTGTCAAGCTGTTGGTACTTCGCTGCAATAGAACTTAACGTAAATACCATGTTCGTTAACATTAAATCTACCAATCTCTAGAGTTTTATCTTCAGCCATGTTATAACCATCTAACAAACACTCATACATGTCAGGATATTCTTTGTCATGCACATATGGAGGTATGCAATCTCCAGTTGATATGCTACACATAATTAATGTTAACAAAATTTTCATTGACAATCCTATAATATCACCTATATTAGGCTTTTAAATTATGAAAGGAAACAAATGACTGACATGAGTAAATACAAAAATGTTTCTCTAACGAAAGAAACATATGCTATTTTAGAAAAGTTATCAAAGATATTATTGCCCGATGCAAAATTGTCTATATCTAAAACAATAGAATCAATAGCAAATGAAAAGGCAAAAAAATTAAATGGCAAAATTAAAAGCAAGTAGAGTTAAGAAAAAAATTTGTTCTACTTGCAAAGGAAATGGTTATATCAGAGTTTCAACGGGTGATACGTCAATAGATTTTAGAAATAATAGTAAAGTGTATCAGTGTTGGGATTGTGACTCGGAGGGGGAGTTTTATGAAACAGTTGAGGATAATAATGATATTGACTATAGTTTTAGTTCTAACAAGTTGCACTAAATTAGAATTTGATAGTTTTGATCCGACTACATCAACTTTAAGGTGGATAATAAAACACGATAAATGAAAACTAGAATACATGTAAACCAACATAAGATTAGATCTAACATGAAACATGGAACTAACGATCCTGTGATTACAGTTAAGACATCTAAATCGAATATCTATACTCACGAAGTTAAAATAAATGGACCTAGTAAAGTTATCTATAGTCCTGATAAACCATTGTCTTGCGGTGCTAAAGTGTGGGTTGAAACAGAATCAGAGGTAATTACAAATGAAAGAAAGTGATATTGCATATATAGCTGGATTGTTTGATGGGGAGGGGACAGTTGGTTTTTATAGGAGAATGGAAACAAAAAAAGATAGAGGTAAACCTAGAAAATCTTTTGCCTATAGAATTAATGTAGAAATAGCAATGACTGACAGATCTGTTTTGTTGTGGTTGCAGCAATGCACAAAACTTGGAACAGTTAATAAAAAACCTAGAAAAGGCCATAAAATGCAATGGCGATGGCGTTGTAGTTTTAGAAATGCTTATGTATTTTTGTTACTGATAAGCCCCTATAGCCACATAAAAACGCCTATGATCAGAAAGGTTATTGACCATTATAGCCAAAGAGATAGTATAAAGTTTAATGATAAAGTAATTAATTTTTTAGAATATAAAAAAGCAATGAGTTTAGAATGACAGATCAAATACAAGTACAGATGTTTAATTGGGGACCGTGTGTTGTAAAAGTAAAGATAACAGACGATTTTAAAAAATTATTATTAAGCGAGGCAAGAAAAAATAAACTAGATTACACAGATAAATTAGCAGGGATCTTGGACAAAGAAACTGGCTATAGTGATGAGTCTAAAACTTTAATTGTGCCTGAAATATCTAGATACCTTGGCGTGTATGACCAAATGTTTGAAAAATTTATTAACAAGCCTTATCAAAAGAAACCACATTACATAATGACAGCGTTATGGATTAATTATCAAAAACAAAATGATTTTAACCCACCACATGACCATGATGGTAAGTTGTCGTTTGTAATATATTTACAGATACCAGATGAGCTAAAGAAAGAAAACGCAACATACAAAGGAAAGTCTTGTGGACCTGGAGGAATACAGTTTGTTTATGGTGATGGACCTAGAGATTGTGTGACTTATCAATCATTTATGCCAGAAGAGAACGATATGTATATTTTTCCTGCGTGGTTGAAACATTGGGTTGCACCATACAAATCAGATTGTATACGGATATCTGTTAGTGGTAACGTACACGACTCCGCACCATTAAATAATATTGAAAAGTTTGCACCAGCTTACGATAAGGAAAAAGCTGAAAATGAAGAATATTTAAAAGAATTAAAAAAGAAACTATGACGGCTATATTCGGTTTAGGTATGTTTTTTTATAATATGTTCTGTGTATTGGTAGCTTTGTTAATTATCTATTATGTAATAAATAAACTAAAATGATACCTTTTCCTAATAAAAAATATAATACAATAGTATTAGATCCACCTTGGAATATCACTATGGGAGCTGTTCCAACTAAAAGACGACCTAATACAAAAACAAAATTAGATTATCCAACTATGAGTATGGATGAGATTAAATCTATACCTATGGAACAGATTGCCAATATAGGATGTCATGTTTATTGCTGGACTACCAATAAATTTTTAAGAGAAACTTTTAATGTTTTAGAAAGTTGGAATGTTAATTATCATTTAACTTTAGTGTGGACCAAGCATAATGGAATGACACCAAATTTTGCTTACAAGTTTGCAACTGAATTTTGCTTACTTGGATTTTATAAAAAACCTATGCAGAAATTTTTAAGATGTGGAAAGTTAAATTGGATAAACACAAATGCTCCAAAAAAACATTCTACTAAACCAAAAGAATTTTTTGACCTTGTTGATGAAATGTCCCCAGGTCCGAAACTAGAAATGTTTGCTAGGGAGAAAAGAGATAATTGGAGTGTTTGGGGGAATGAAGTTTAATGATGAGTGATAAAGACATCGAAGAATACCATAATATTGGTAGAGCTATCAAACTTAAAGAAAAATACACCTATGTCGATGCTGCAAGGATCGAGGAGCATGGAACACGGCTCTATGATATAAATGGTGCTAGACTTCCAAGCGTCACTACTATATTAGCACGGACCAAGGATCAACAATTCATAAAAGATTGGAAGGCCAAAGTTGGAGAACAAGAAGCAGACAGAATCAAAAACCTATCTAGTAATAGGGGGACAGCCATGCATAAATTCTTGGAACATTATATACTCGGAACTGGCTACGATGATCTTACAGCTCTCGGACAGGAGGCGAAAGCCATGGCCAAAAAAATTATTGATGTGGGTCTTGCTGCGGTGGAGGAGTGGTATGGTTCGGAAATTACGTTATATTATCCTGGGTTATATGCTGGGTCTACTGACCTCGTTTGCAATCATAATGGTTTAGAAACTATCGTTGACTTTAAACAATCAAATCGTCCAAAACGTAAAGAATGGGTTGAAGATTATTATTTACAAATTGCAGCATATGCCATGGCTCACGATTACGTGCATAACTCTAATATTGAGCAAGGCGTAATTATGATGTGTACTCCAGACTTATATTATCAAGAGTTCGTAGTAAGTGGGGCAGAATTAAGGCAAGCAAAACATAGGTTTTTGAAGAGATTGGACATGTATTATGACCTATTGCACGATGAAAAGGAGAAAGCTAAAGTAAACATAACAAAGGAGGATTTTAATGAGAGATAAAATGTACCAAGCATTAATGAGAAAGTATGAGGCGGAGGTAGCTGACGCTAAATTTAAAATAGATACTTTCATAGAACGCACCATAATTATACCAGAACACATCGATTTAACCGGTGAAATTGACAAATTATTACAAATTATTACAGATGCTGAAGATAAAATGTCAACATTAAGGCAACATTACGGCAAAATGGAGTCAGATAAATAAATAGTATAGTTTTATTTTACAGATTAAAAAAAATTTTTTTTATCTCACGAAATAAAGTGTACTTTGTGTACTTTTAACTGTTTTTCAGCATAAAATATAGCTTTTTATGGTACATATTATGGTACATTTTTTGTTTTTTGGTACATATTAATGTGTACTATCAAATTCGCTATCGCGCGCAGGAATGCATATTTTAAATAAATCAATCTGTGATATAAACCTACTATGCCCAAGAAAAGACGAAAAAGAATTGCCTCAAATGGAACTCCCAATATACCTTTTCCTAAAGTCCGAGTGGAGTGGATCGATTGTGTGAGCGACTCGGGCTGGGCTACTGAAAAAGAATTCGATAAGATGCAGCTAGCAAAACCAGTCAATGAAGGTTGGCTATACTCTAAAGATAAAAATAGTATTAAATTATTTGCTTCTTATGATAAAGATGAGGATGGTTTTAATTTTGGGGATCGGACGATGATTCCTCGGGCTTGGGTAAAGAAGATTCAGAAGATTTAATCTCATCGACTTCACCTTCTACTGTTTTTGCGTTAAGTAAAGGTTCATAGTCAGATAAAATTTGTTTCATTTTATTTTCAAGCTCTTGCTCGGATAGATCTTCTAGTTTACCGGTTTTAATAATTTTTCTATCAATATATAAACCTGCGGCTTTACCCCTATTTGTTTCTGCGTTTACTGCTGATGAAAAACTTCCTTTTTTAAGCGCTGCCTCTCTCAATCTACCTAGTTCTGCAACGTGACCCTCGTATGTAACTTCATGTTTTCTTATTCTTTCTTCTCTTAACTCTCCAATTAATTTAACTACCAATGGAGATAATTTTGGGTTAGTTAGCTCAGACCCTTCTTGTCTGGCTCTTTTTGGTGAATATCCTGCCTTAATTGCTGCCTCAGATTGTGTGAGTTGACCATTTTCGTCTCCAAACACTAAAAATTCAGCAAATCTACGTTGCATCTCAGTTAATCTTTTCGGTAATCCCATATTTGACAATTTAAGGTAACGCCCCTATAAAGTCAATATATGAAAGATGATCGAGGAGAACTAGATTTAATAAAACAGATAGAAACTTATAAGACCCAAATAGAGGGCTATAAACAGTTGTTAAAATTATATAAGGAACAACTATGGAATCAGCGTCTTATTTCGTCTGAAAATGAAAAAAATAAAAATCTTATTGAGGGATATAAGCAAGTCATAAAAGATTTATCAAGCAATGTACGTTAAACATTTACAAGAATATTTAGAAAAATTTACTCAAGGTCAAAATGGCAGAAGAGGTAACGCAGTTAGTGATGCTAAAATCTATATTATGACTAAAAAAGGTTATTTAGAGGAGATTAAAAGAATAGAGGTGCATGAAAGTAATAACCCCTTAGATTCTTCACTAAGAGTTGTTTTAAAACCAAACAAAGAAGAAAAATTAATTTTGCCTCCAGGATATGTTAAAGATTACTAGGGGTGAAGGAGCAACAACACCCCTAGTCTCATTGTTTTAGAAGGGTATGTCTACATCAGAAGAGTTTAAGTTTTGTTTTTTTTCCTTTCTCCATTTTTCAAACTCTTCTTTGTCTTTTTCCTCTTCTTTCCATTGAGTTGATAAAACCTCAGAAACTTTTTTCTTAATTTCTTCTAAACCCTCTTCTGTATCAACGAGAGTAATTATTTGTTTAATCAAATCCATTTTTTCTTTTTCCATTTTCACCTCCTTTCTCTAAAGCATTTAAACCATTTTCAATTTTTTTAGCTAACACTAAATCATCCTTTTCCACGTTCGCGGATAAAGTTTTTACTATAAAAATATTTAAAAGGTCTCTTAATTCTTTTTCTGTAAATTCTATTGTAATCTTCATACCGCTATCTTTTCTAATTCTTCTCCATAAAAATCAAACCCACAATCTTTACAAGTCCAATCTGATATTAAATCTACTTCATAAAATTTTTCATTCCATTCCCATTTTTTGTTTACATAAATTTTTGAGGAGTTACATTGAGGGCAATTTATTCTTTCTGTTATCGAACATTTAGACAAATTCGCATCAATTCTTTTTAATGCTCTAAAAATTCTCTCTTCTTTTTTTGCTTTCTTATGTATACCCATATTTATGCGCAATCCGAGCAATACTCCTTGTTACTTGTGCTTTGGTTCTTGTAAAGTGTTTCGTTGCAATTCTTTGCTTTGCATATTGTTGTACCTTTCATCATATTCTTTTTTTCAATAGCAAGTAGCTCATCAAAGGTTTCATCTCCTCTTAATTTAACACCATAAAAAGATTTTAATTGCTCAACTTTCTTATGATTTATTTTCATTTTTATCATTCTTCCTCACTTTCTTTTGTTTCAACTATATCTGATTTATCAAATTCTAAATTGTCAGATATGCCATTTCTGGTTATTGTTATTTTGGTATTTTCCCATTCATCTTCAGAAATAACTACACCTTTTATATCAACGATATATTCTTTTGCCATTTTTCTTTTTCCTTTCTAATTTTAATTTATATTTATTATAATACACTCCACCTACACAACTCAAGATATTTTTCAAAGTTTGTTCCATGAGCCTTTTTACATTATCTTGAGTTGGTAAGTTTTTTTTCATTTTTCTTTTTTCTCCTCAACTTTATTTATTGTTACTTTTATATCGTCACCATAATCCGAGTCATCTATTTCTGAATTAAAGGCTTTAGTTTTTGCCTCCTTTTCATCATTGGCTTCAACATACCACCAATCAGTTACAACTCGTTCTCTTTTTACTCTGTATAATTGTTTAGTCATTTTCCCTCCTCAATTATTCTCACACTAGTTGGACAATCAGCACCATCCATAACATCTTTGTATAAATGTCTGTAAGCAGTATAATGAGATGGAATATAATAAATTCTCTCATCATTATAAGTTTCAACATTGTAATCGTAACTATCATAAAAATATTGACTAGTTACGCCAACTGCAATTTTACCTTTCCTTGAACACTCTTTAATCTTTTTAACCATTTTTAAATCGTGTTCATCTTGGCTTGGTCTATTTCTTTTAGAAAAAATACCTTTAAGATAAAGTTTTTTCATATGTTTTTTTGTTTTTTTATTCATTCTTTCTCCTTTTTGTTTTTTCTATCATTTATAGTCCTTTAAATTATATTATCAAGCATTATTTTGAGACCACTACCTGGAGTTGTGTCCAAGAGCTTGGACACAACATCTTGTGTTTTATGCCCCTTGTTCAATGTCATATAAAGATCCATCTGTATTAATTATTTCAAAACCTTGTTTTGTTAATCCAAATAAAACCTCATCAAAATTAAATTTTGATATAATTTGAATTGAATTGTTTTCTTTATATTTGGCAAAAAAGAATTGACCCTCTTTACAAAATTTTACTTCATCAATACAAATAGTTGGTAGAACATATTTTTTCATTTTTTCTCCTTTTTATAATACAAAATGAGCATATTTTTTAAGTTCTTTGATTTGTAAAGCATTAAAAAAATCTTTCATATTTTCAGCTTTTGTAAAAAAATCAAAGTCTTCCAACATTTTCTTTTTATGTTTTTCTTGTTCAAAACAATCTCTATATCGATTATAAAAGACCCCATCATCTCCGAGTACATCTGACATATATTGACCTAATAAATAGGTCGTGTCGTTTATACCCCATTTTTGATAAAGTTTTTTAAGTCTTGGATTTTTAATATCTTCTATTAAATCCAATCTATAGTTTTTATCATATATATTTTCTTTTTTCATTTTTCCTCCTTTCTAATTATATCTATAAACACTCATAGACTCTAATACTCCGTGAATGTCGTGTTTTTGTCCTACAGAAAGATCTTTAATTTCTTTAATATCTTCATCAAAAAAACCATTATCTTCTGAAATGTCTTTTTCTGTTACATGTTGAATTGATGGTTTTCCATCTTCATTCGACACATAACCGCACCAAAAAACAAAACTATACTTTTTCATTTTTTATTTCTCCTTTTTTAGTTTCTGATCTCATCAGTTGAGGATTAACCTCAATACCCCTCAATTGAGGGGTTTCGATCTAATTAAAAGAAATATGAGTATCTTCCATTATTTGTCTTTTTAAATATGCCCTTTTATTTTTTAATATTTTTTTAGCCGTTTTTAAATCTTCCTCACTTGGTGAATTATCAACAAATTTTAAAAGTAGATTATTTTGAAAATTATCAAAATTATTAATCCACGTTGATAATTCTTTTATTGATAAAGTTTTGAACCACTTTTCCATTGTCTTTCTCCTTTTTTAGTTTCTGATCTCATCAGTTGAGGATTAACCTCAATACCCCTCAATTGAGGGGTTTCGATCTTTAAACTCTATTCTCCTTATATTGTTCCTTAACATCTTCATTTTCATAGTAGTCAATTGAATAGTTTAAAAACTGATCCCAATCGACTTTAAAAAATTTGTAATCAGTTAATCCACCCCTTGCATCTGCACCATTATGGATTGAAATAGCAACCACATCACTATCATAAATGTTACCACCATAAAGAAACTGTATATCTTGAGATAATACATTATCTTCATTATAAGTATAAATGCAGTTTATCTTTTTATCTTGATGGATGTATTTAGCCATAAACTCTTCAACATCATTCCAAGAATTAGATCGATTTTTATCTTGTTTGATCCAAGTCTCTAATAATTTGGTTTCATCTTGTAAATATTTACAACTTTCAACCAAGTGCCAAAATAAAGATTTAGTACATTGACCATCTTCATTATAAGAAATATCAATTTCATTTTTGAAATCTTTTAATTTCTTTTTTTGATTACGTTGCCAATGTCTTCCATCTTCTCCACCACTGTCACACATTGCGACTCCAGTATTTTCAGTCAACATTTTATATATTACATTTTCAGTCTTCATTTTTTCTTCTCCTTTTTATATTTAATGGATATTATAGGATAATAAAAAGCAATCAAGAAAATATTTATTAAGTTGTAAAGCTCTCAAAAGTGTGATAAAAATGCAACAGCCTGGATTTAGTGGGTTCCCAGATTTTAGGCACAAGATATAGTGTTTTTAAATGTAGTTGTTACCCTTAATTATAATGAAGAATGAAAGTAAATTTTATAACGAAATCAAAAAGAATATTAATCAAATTAGTTGGATTAGAATTGAAAATTCTGTCATTCTTGGGGTTGCTGATTTATTGGGTTATAATGATTTTGGCACCTTTTTCACAGTAGAACTAAAAGTGGCAAGAGGTAACAAGATATCCTTTTCTCCTCATCAAATTGCCTTCCATTTTAAACATCCGAAAAACACTTTCATCTGTGTTAAGGGGCAAGGTTCGAGATCTCCGAAACTTTTTGAGGGTTCCAAGATCCAAGAACTTTCAAAAATGGGTTTTAAATTAAAACCATTGGCGCAAGGATATGAGGACATAAAAAAGGTTTTTTGTTCGTTGTGATTTTTTTCCGATAACGCCCAATTATCGGACATTAGTATTGATAGTCATAAATTATCGTTAGTAATAAATTAAGGTTCTTGATCCGTGCAACTTGGCTAATGGATCCTAAACGAGTGCCAAATATTAAAAAATAAACAACACCAACCCCCCCAAAACGCAAAAAGGGATCCTAATGCTACGTGCATGTGCAAGGATTTAGACTGTTAGGGTTGGTAAAATCGTTTTCATTAGGTATAGTAACCTTAAAAAAATTTTTTTAAAAAAATTCACGACCTAAAAAAATTTTGCAAAATTTTTTATGAATTTGAATAATGTAGACATAAGTAAATTACCAGCAGACGTACGAAAAAAGTTTAAGCAGCTACAAGTTTTACATGCAGAAAAAAAGATACAGAATAAGGCTAAAAATGACTTCTTATCTTTTGTAAAATGTGTTTGGCCAGATTTCATAGAAGGCTCGCATCACAGACATATTGCAGATAAATTTAATAAATTAGCTACAGGTGAAATAAACCGTCTAATTATTAACATGCCCCCAAGACACACCAAGTCGGAGTTTGCCTCATACTTACTTCCTGCTTGGATGGTGGGCCGTGATCCAAAGCTCAAGATTATACAAGCAACACACACGGGAGAGTTAGCCATAAGATTCGGTCGTAAAGCCAAGAACTTAATTGACAGCGAAGACTACGCAAAAATTTTTAAGACGACACTTCAAGAAGATTCCAAAGCAGCAGGACGTTGGGAGACATCACAAGGTGGTGAATATTTCGCTGCTGGTGTTGGTGGTGCAATTACAGGACGTGGTGCAGATTTATTAATCATAGATGATCCGCACTCGGAACAAGATGCAATGTCAAAGGTTGCTTTAGAGGGAGCGTATGAATGGTATACCTCTGGTCCACGACAAAGGATGCAACCAGGTGGTAAAATAGTTTTAGTTATGACTAGATGGAGTACAAAAGATTTAACTGGTATGCTTGTTAAAAATCAAAGCGAGGCTAAAGCTGATCAATGGCACGTGGTCGAATTTCCAGCAATCATGGAACACGGACCAGTATGGCCTGAATATTGGAAGCAAGACGAATTAGAAAAGGTCAAAGCAACACTACCGGTTGCTAAATGGAATGCACAATGGATGCAGAACCCAACAGCAGAAGAGGGTGCAATATTAAAACGTGAGTGGTGGCGAACTTACACGGCTGAAAATATTCCGCAACTACAACACGTCATACAATCTTACGACACAGCATTTTTAAAAAAAGAAACCGCAGATTATTCAGCTATTACCACTTGGGGTATTTGGTATCCTAGTGAGGATGAAGGGGCTAATCTTATTCTTCTTGATGCTATCAAAGGCAGATACGAGTTCCCTGAACTTAGGCGCTTGGCTCTTGAACAATATGAATATTGGAAACCCGAGACAGTTATTATTGAGGCAAAAGCTAGTGGTTTGCCTTTAACATACGAACTAAGAAAGATGAACATACCGGTTGTAAACTTTTCACCCTCGAAGGGCAATGACAAGCACGCAAGAGTAAATGCGGTTGCACCTTTATTTGAAAGTGGTATGATATGGGCTCCTGAGCAAAAGTTTGCTGA